ACTTCTTCCAGGCCCAGAACGGCCCGGTCGGCGGGATATGCATCCCCATTGCTAGCGCGAGATCCGCTCCCTTGGCACCGCACAGGTTGGCACCGTTCAGGTAGGCACGGTTCAGGTCGGCACGGCTCAGGTCGGCGTCGCGCAGGTTGGCACCGCTCAGGTTGGCACGGCTCAGGTCGGCGTCGCGCAGGTCGGCACGGTTCAGGTCGGCGTCGCGCAGGTCGGCACGGTTCAGGTCGGCACGGCTCAGGTCGGCGTCGCGCAGGTTGGCACCGCTCAGGTCGGCGCCGACCAGGTCGGCACCGCTAAGGTTGGCACCGCGCAGGTTGGCACCACTCAGGTTGGCGTCGCGCAGGTCGGCACGGTTCAGGTCGGCACGGCTCAGGTCGGCGTCGCACAGGTTGGCACCGCTCAGGTCGGCGCCGACCAGGTCGGCACCGCTAAGGTTGGCACCGCGCAGGTCGGCACCACTCAGGTAGGCACCGATCAGGTCGGCACGGTTCAGGTTGGCACCGCTCAGGTAGGCACGGACGCCGCCATTGGCACCGGCCAGCCACAGGGCATGCAGGCGGATAACTTCCTTCAGTTCGTCGGGGCTGTAGGTCTTCATTTCAGTTCTCCGTTCCTTGGATCCGGATCGCGTCGGAATGGCCATTGATGGCGTATCCCAGCACGCGGGCAGCATGGTAGGACAGATAGCGTGGGCTGTCGTTTGTTTCGGGTAGGGCTTAGGAATCCAGATCCGAAATGGCGTCCTGCGCTTCCTCGGCCAGATCATCGGCAGCCAGGGTCCCCCATGCCTCGCACCCGCGGACGATCTGCCGGAGGCGGCTGAGGACCTGCTCGCGGGGCCCATCCAGGGCATAGTGGACCGAGTTGGGGATCATGCCACCAGGGAGCGGGACAGCGGCGACCCAGATCAGGGAGGGGTCGATCTGGGCGATCTCCTGGGCCTCATCGATGGTCAGGTGGGTATGCGCCGGCTGAATGGGATCGGCATATTTGCTCAGGGTCGAGCCCTGGGCCTCTGCATACCGGATGGCCTCATGGCCAGTGATGGTTTCGGTCTCGGCGGAAACGGTCTCAAAATCGACGCCCTCGCAGACCTCAACGCACTCATAGCCGCAGTCACGGACGGCCTGGGACATCTCATCCATGGCCGCCTGGATGGTCTCCTGGGTGAATTCCACGCCCACTTCGCCGAGGTTGGGGTTGATGTTACGGATGGTGATCATTTCTTCTCCTATTATTGGGTGGTGGTTATGCAGCCGTCCATGAGAGGGCGGCTGGGTCTCCATCATTGAAAGGTGCCGGGACCGAGACTCGAACTCGGACCTGCTTCTTCCGCGTTTCACCTTGGCGGGGCAACTGCAGTTGCTCAGATGATCGGCATACTTGAAGGTGCTCTACCCAGTAGCTTCCCCGGCAGGGGCAGGATGGAAGGACGGGGAGACTGTGCGCCTCACTTCCTCGAAAGTTCATGTTGTTCCGTTCCCGACCGTTGCCTAAGCCGGGCATCCTGGAATCGTTATGGCATTCCCGCGCTGGACCTAAGATCGCTGGTGGGTTGAGAATGATCCGGGTCAACCGTCTACAAGGACAATCATCGGTCAACCTCGATCCTTGTCAAGAATTTTCTGCAATTTTTTTTCTTGCGCTCGGGAGAACATGACCCATACTAGTCTCATGAGGAACCTACTAACGTCACTCCGATCAAAAACGCCAGAGGAACGGGTTGCCCTGGCCCTGGCAATTCATGTCACTCCCCGGACCATTGAGAACGTGGTTTCCGGCAAAAGTTGCGGGAACAAGGCGGCTCGGAAGATAGCCAAGCAGATGGGCCACCCTGAAATATGGTGGCACCTCGTGCCTGATAAGGAGAAGTTATGAAAATCCTTTTCGGCGCCCTGTTCCTGGGCTTCATGGCCGGCGCAACGCTCGCCATCCTGGTGCTCCAATGGTGAGGGACTTTCATTGGAATCCCGTGGTGGACCGTCTCTTGATCCGGTTCGCCTTTATGTCGCCGGCCCAGTGGCAATGCTGGATCCTGGAACACACGCCCCCAACCCCTGATGAGCTCGAGGCGCTGCGCCAATACGCACTTCACCACCACCCAGCGGGGGCGCGAAACGTATCCGCGCAACCTGCACAGGAGCAGAAATGACCAACCGAGACACAAAGGGAAGGTTCTCTAAGACTGACGCCTACGGATTCAAAATCGGGGACCGGGTCAAAGGTCGCCACTGGTGTGATGGAACCGGCATGGAAGGGGTAATTGAGGATATCGATGGCGATGGCGATTATATCATCAAGGGCGCCCCTTTCGGCCATCAGATTATGGCGGCCGGCACCGCCTCTCTGGCGGATCTTCCTACGTCTGACGCATCCCCATCAGCAGAAGCCGCGCCGTTCAAGGTGGGGGATAGGGTGGAGCTACTGACCCAAGGCAGCGGCAGTTGCCCAGTTGGGACCATCGGCAAGGTGTTTGAGGTCCATGCGAATAATAACATTGAGGTTGATTGGCCTAGTCGTGGTGGAACATGGGGGACCTACTCCCCGGATCGTCTCCGCAAGGTGGAGGATACCTCAGCCAAGGAAGACATCCCCGCGCCCATCAAAGTCCAGCGCGACCGCTACCGTGCTATAGAGATCATGGGCAGCATCCAACAGGAAGGCGGTGTCTCGTTTTCCGATGCCATTGACGCCGTGCTGGCCCGGAAATGACCTGGACCATCATCCTCCCCTTCGCAACCCCCAGCCTGAATGAAATTCAGGGCCAGCACTGGTCGTTTGCCAAGCGGCAAAAAGAGGCCATCGCCTGGTCCCTTCGCTCGGCCCTGAACCTCCAAGCCAAGATCCCCGTTGCCACGGGGAAGCGCCGCGTGTCCATCGAGCGAACGGGGCGCGGCCGGCTGGACCCGGACAATCTGATGGGTGGTTTCAAATGGTTGATCGACGCTATCAAAGCCGAGCGCCTAATCGTTGACGATGATGACGACCACCTGGAATTAATCGCCTTACCACAGGTTGTATCACGCAAAATTTACCCGTCAACCCGCGTTGCCATTGAGGATATCGAATGAACTGTCGGGAAGCTTCCCTCATCGTGGCCCAGATCACCGTTCAGGCATCCGCTCTGGATGTCCCGGACGGAACCGCTAGAGCACTCGTAAACCGAGCCGTCACAGACCTTTTGGCGGCGAAGTCAAAGCTGCAAAGCGCGTCCCGGTTGGCCGGTGAACCCCAGCAAGGGGTTGACGCCAAACCGGCATAGGGCTATAATATAATTGCGAAGTAACAACGCACGATCATCTTCAGCTCCATCGCCCAATCGGGCAGGCCAGCGCCCGGGATAATGGCCCCGGGGGCAGCATCCTGCGCCGTTACCCGGTTGGGCGAGCCAAACATAGGAGGACCGCTATGGCCTCATGGATTCCTCAATACCTCCGTCCGACCCAAGACATAGATGTCTGTCTGGACCCAAGTGGTGCGCAGATTACTTGGCATCATCCGGAAGGGAGCTGGAACATTGACTTCTACCCTTGCTGCAGGGAAGAGGCAAACCACATGGCTATTTCCTTGCGTCTCGCCGCGAAGCGGGTCGAGGAAGTCGGGAAAGGGATGCCGCATGTCTGAAATAATCCCCTTCAATCGGTTCCCTCAACTTGAGGACCGTTCGTACCCGGCGTGGTGCGAGAGAGAAGACCGACTCCAATGTGATAAGACTGCTGAAATTTACCGTTCCTGGGCAAACAAGAACGGAGTTGATCCGCTCTTTTGGGGGATATCGCTCTAATGGCGCGACCGGGTCTAACCCAGCATCGGAAGTTCCTGCGCCTTGCTCGGGTTCTTGGGTGTGCCCCTCTGGCATTGGGCCTTCTAGAATTTATGTGGGAACGCTGCTACCAGAGCGGAGAATCTTACCTTGGGGACGAAATCGACGTGGAAGCTGCTGCGAATTGGAGCGGTGTGCCCGGAACACTAACCAAGGCACTCTTGGAGGCTGGAGGGGCTGGCAACCCAGGGTTTATTGACGAAGACCCCGACCGGCCAGGCCATTATCTTTGCCATGACCTTTTCGACCATGCCCCTGAATATGTGGCTGGGCGTCGGCGAAAGGAACAGGAAAGGCAAAAGACCAAGGTATGCGCTTGCTGTGGTGCCATTTTCCATTCTGCTGATTTGAGGTCTAAATTTTGTTCTGATTCTTGCAAACAAAAGAGTTGGCGTGACAACCACTCACCCGTGAGTGACCCTGCGTTACCGACCGTTACTGAATCTTCCGTAACAAGTGCAGAACGTTACGGTAACGTGTTACCGAAAGTTACGGACTGTTACCCCACTCCCGCACCCGCACCCGCACCCATAGCAAAAGAAGAAAAGACTGTTTCGGCTGCGCCAAAACTCAAACGTGGTGGGCATCACGATCTGGGGAAATATTCCCCCGAATTTGAGGAAGCCATGGCCGAATGGCGCAAGTTCATGAGGGACATCCGAGAATTCGAGGGATCCTTTCCCAAAGAAAAGCGGTTTGTAGCTTCAGGGGCCGGGTCAAAAGAGGCCGCATGGCTTAAGTGGATCGAGTTGAATCGAGAGCGAGTGAACGGGATATCTATTACCGGTGCCGATCTGCTTGAGTCTGTTCGCCGATGGATCAGGGTGAAACTCCTGAAGGCCCAGGACCGAGTTGAACTGGCTGCCCCAATGCTTTCCCGAATGCTAAACAAACCTGAATTCATGGACGCCGTGATTGACGTTGTCAGGAAACGGTCGTGCTCCCAAGAGGTGCAGAATGCAGTTTGAAACCACAGAACAGGCGAGCGCTTTTTTCGAGGTCCGGGACTACCGCTCCAGATGGCGGCAGGATCGCCTAGCGTCCCTCAAGGGCGATCTTGACGACTTCGCAAAATATGTGCGGAGAAGCATGATCCTTGATTCGGATCTCATGATGCTCCGCGAATCCGTTGACTTTGCCAAAACCGAAGGGGACATCCTGACCCCCGAAATGCTCCATGCCGCGGAAAGTGCGCTGGCCTGGGGTGATGAACTGCGCCGGCTACTCAAGGAATCACTGGGAGAGACGGCATGAGCGAAGTCGATCTGGCTTATCAGGAAGAAGTTGAGACGGAATCCTCCCTTCTCATGGGTGTGATCAATTTGCGGGCGGACATCGATACGCCGTCCCACCTGACCAGTCTTTCCCCGGAAATGTTCGTGGGCAGGGGCCATGGATTGATCTGGCAGGCGTTCCAGGCCATCGCCGGCAACGGCGGGATCATCGATGCATGGTCCACAGGAAAGGCCATGCGCAAAATGGGTGGCGATACCCCGGACCTACATGCCCTTGAGCGCGTGTTCGCCGAAGCGGGGAACCGGTTCGATGCTGCAGACCTTCGGCCCCGAATCGCCAAGGTTGCAGACGCATACAAGCGAAACGTCCTGGCCCGTGCCATGGAAGGTCTGTCCAAGAGGGCCATGGTTGCCCCGCTAGCAGATGTTGAATCCGAGATGGCGGAACTCATGGGCAAGGTTTCCCAGGCCGGGAATCCACGCCTTCGCGCTGCTACCGACTACGCCAGGCAGTTTGAGGCATACCTTTCCGGCGCGCCGATCCTGCCCCCTGAATCCCAGCAGAACCTAACCGTTGTCGGGGTGCCAGCCATCGATTCAACCATCGTGGCGAACCCAGGCCGGTTGATTGTCATCGGTGGCCTTCCGAGCGCGGGCAAAACCGCCCTCGCCGTCCAGCTCGCCGTGCGATCCGCCCAATTCGGCCGGCGCGTGGCCATGGGAAGCTTGGAAATGGACGAGGATGAGATATCTGCCCGCATCGTGGCCTGCGCCTGCTCTGTGAATAGCCTTGTGGCCCTTCGGTGTGCGCATACACCATCCCCAGAGGATCGGGCCGTCCTGGACGCTGTGAGGCGCGGTATCGTCGGTATCCATGGATGCGCCGGGGATTCGTGGTCAAGCATCGAGTCCGCCATCGTCCGGGAGCATCGCCGCTCCAAGTTGGACGTTGCCATTGTGGATTACCTCCAACTGCTCGGTGAACCTGACACCCGGTCCCGCCGAAACGACACTGAGGCCCAGGCTATCGGGGAAATCACCAAATCGGCAAAGCGCCTAGCCCAGCGGCTCGGGATCAACGTGGTGATGTTGAGCCAGTTCAACCGCAAGGTTGAAGAGGGACAGGAGCCCACCTTGCAGAACTTCCTCGGGTCTGGCCAGATCGAGCGAGATATCGATATCGCCCTGCTCTTGTGGAACACCGATTCAAACCCTCAACCCGGGGCGGATCGGTCCGTTTCGTGTCGAGTGGCTAAGAATCGCGGCGGCGAACGCTACAAGCGAATCAATCTCATCTTCAACCCGGCCCGGAACCAGTTCACGGAATCCAACAAGGCCACAAAGTCTTTTCATGAATACGACCCCAACCAGTCCCTACCCATTGGAGGATGAAATGAGCATGAAGATCAAACCCGAAGACCTGGAGCAGGGATGCGTGTATCTCGGCACGGGCGGCCCCAACCGGGAAATCGTCAGGATCGACCGGCGAAACCACCTGCTCTACTACCGCAAATCCGGGTCGCTCGAGCTTCACGAGCTGAAGATCCCCAAGTTTGTGGAGTGGGCTGTCATGGATATCACCGAGAAGATGGGCAAGGAAGGGGCGCTACGACGAGGTAGCAAGGTCCAGGAAGTGTGGGAAGGTATCGCGTGACCACCGGGGCACACTTCATCCTCCGGGCGGCTCCTAGCCCATCCCGCGCGAATTGTGTGAAGGCGATCTGGTCAGCACTGAATGATTGGGTCGTAACCATCAAGCCGCCAACCAGGTCGAACGTCCAGAACGCCAAGATGCACGTGGTCCTTGGCCAACTGGTCAAAGCTAACGCGAAATACTGCGGACAGCGCATGGACGTTGAGGACTGGAAGGACGTTCTGGGAGCTGCTGTGATGGCGTCTCAGCGCGGGGAACTGCGCATCGTCCCTGGCATGGACGGAGGGGTTGTAATTCTCGGGTGCCACACCAGCGACATGACCTCCAAGGAAATGAGCGAGGTAATCGAGCGGGCCTACTGCATCGGCACCCAGAACGACCCGCCAGTGCGGTTTGTGGAGGACGTTGAGCCGACTGGACGATAAAATCACGGGCTGAAAAATATTTCCGCCAGTATGGAATCGAGCCTCCGGTGGAGCCGGGGCCAAAAGCGTCACAAAGCTACACAAACGACTAGATCCAGCCTATACTTTAGGCATGAGCTTCATGGCGAAACTGGAATTCTGGAGGCGGCATTGAGCCTGAGCAAACAGAAATACATGGACGGATGCCAGGTCATGGGGGATTTCCTCCAGGACGTTTACACTGCGGCCGGCGCGGTTATTCCGGTGAAGTTCGACCCGCACAAGGAAGCCGAGACGATCATCGGACTCCTGCGGGCGCAAGGAAAGAACGAGAAAACCTCGCTGGTCGATCTGAACGGGCAGGCGCTGTAATGGCTGGTCGCCCCTCAAAGCTGACGGATCGCCAATGGGGCGAGATAGGTCGGCGCCTTGCCAATGGGGAATCAGCCGCTGATCTCTCCAGGGAGTTTAAGATCGGCAAGGCCCGCATTTCGGAACGGTTCAGCGGAAAGGCTGAAAATATCAAAGCGTTGGCCACACAATTGGTTAACGTAGAAGCGGCAATAGAACGACTTCCCGTTTCGGAACAGAGTTCCGTAATGGCCTTCGCGGACAACCTGAAACACATCGCGCAGTCCGCATCTGCTGGTGGTAGGTCAGGGATGAAAGGCGCGGCTTCGCTCATGGCCCGCTTTGAGCGCCAGGTTGCCAACCTGCCCGCAGACGCAGACATGGACGATCTGCGCCCCATCGCAGCCCTGGCCGAGACTGCACAGAAGGGGGCGAGCTTGGGATTGGCGCTGATGAATGCGAACAAGGCGGCCGTCGAATCCCAGAATGAGCCGACTGAGGCCAAGAAAATCACGTTCGAGATCATCAGGCCACCGTCAATTCATACCAAAACGGGCCAAAGTCTCCCGGATTCCCACTCGGATACCCAATCACCCATTAAGGGGCAATAGTTTGTCCAATTTCCAAATCCCCGAAGCCCTGACGTTCATCCTCCCTGGCGAGAATGACGAGGTTCGGACGTTCGGGGCCTTCGGAGGACGCGGATCTGCCAAATCATGGTCGTTCGCTCGAGCAATTCTGGGCCGTTGTTGTCTGCGCCCCACTCGCTGGCTCTGTGCCCGTGAGTTTCAGAGTTCCATCCGTGAGTCTGTCCATCAACTGCTTTGCTCCCAGATCGAGATGCTGGGCCTGGGAAGTGACTTTGACATCCAGCGTGATCAGATCCTTGGTCCCAACGGTTCGGTTATTTCCTACGTTGGCTTGCACGACAAGAGCCTGGACAACCTGAAATCCTACGAAGGATATAACGGTTGCTGGGTCGAAGAAGCGCAGAGCATGACCAAGCGCAGCCTCCAATACCTCAAGCCGACCATCCGCAAGGCCGGCTCGCAGATTTGGTATTCGTTCAATCCTGAGGACGAAGACGACCCGATCTATCAGGAACTCGTCATCCACACCCCGAAGAACGCCATCGTGGCCAAGGTATCCTGGTTCGACAACCCATGGTTCAACGATGTCCTGCGCCAGGAGATGCAGGCCGACTATGAGCGCGACGTTGAAGCTGCGGACTGGATCTGGGGCGGGAATTGCCGGCGCATCTCCGACAAACAGGTACTGCGCGGCAAGATTGAGGTTCGCCCGTTTGAGCCCGGCCCGAACTGGGATGGCCCTTACCATGGCCTGGACTTTGGCTATGGGCAGGATCCGCTCCATGGCGTGAAGTGCTGGACCTGGGAAGGATGCCTTTACATCGCGAATGAAGCCTACGGCGAGAAGTGCGAGATCGAGGATCACCCGGCCACGCTGGACCTGATCCCCGGCATCCGCGAGCATGTGCTGCGCTGCGACAATGCCCGACCTGAAATGGTGAGCTACCTTCGCCGAAACGGATTCCCTCGCGCTGTCTCCTGCCAGAAATGGGCCGGTTGTGTGGAGGACCGCGTCTCGTTCCTGCGCTCGTTCCACCGGATCATCATTGCGCCCACGTGTCCCGAGATCATCAAGCAGGGCAAACTCTGGTCCTGGAAGACCAATAAGGGCGAGGACATTCTGAATGTGCTCCAGCCCGGATGGGACCATGGCTGGGATGCTGTGGGCTACGCCCTGGAGCCTTTGATCCTGGGCAAGAAACGAATCGTGACGCCGCCCAAACCAAGCCAGGGGCGTGTGTTGGACCACAACAACGGGTTTGGATGGATGGGGTGACATGTTCCCGCGCCCCGTTCGCCTCCCGATCAAGCACACCAACAAGGTGGAGATGTGCCAGCGCTGCGCACAGATGCCCCTCGAGGCGTGGGAACGCGCTACCTGTGCCGAGAATCTGCTCGAATACTGGGTTGGCCTCTGTGGCACGTGCCACGGTGAATTGGCCGGCCAAACGATCTGGATTGTTGACAGCCCAAAAGGTTGGAAGATCAAGGAGAATAACTGATGTGCTGGCGCTGCCACCTCCCCGAACTGCCTGATGTTGCCGTGGCTTGGCGCAAAGAGGCGAAGCTTGAATCCGGCCAAATCGTCGGTTACATTCAGCCGCCGTCCTTCACACCGCCGATCCTGGACCCGAACGACCCGGAAGGATATGTTGACGCATCAGGCGTCTGGGAGATCGTTTATGGCTACGAGGGAGGCCCATACCGAAGGTTCGTGCGGCCATGCCGATGGAACATGGCCCCGGGCGACGTGAAGGCGATGGACGAAGCTGTGAGGGCTGCGCGTGGCTAAGGACTGGATCGACCCCAGCGAAGCGGCAAAGATGATCCACCAGATGAGCGTGGGCTATTTCCGTGAGCATTTCGTGAACCCGGACACGCGGACCTGCACCGACCTAGTTGTGCAACGTTTCCATGGCCCCAAGGGAACACCGCGTTATAAAATCCTAACCATCAGCGTTATCCGCTATTTGCAGGCGCATACAATCATAGTGGGAGGCAATAATCAAGAGTCATAAACGTAGGCAAGTTGTGGTCTGATAACGCATACAGGCAACATTGCCACTATATTTTTAAATCGCATGATTGAATCCGAGGATAGTCCTCAAAGGATTCAACCATGGCCCTCCAGCTTCAGGTTATCGCCCCTGTCCATCTCCAGGCTGCGGGCTCCACCATCTCTCTCCCATTCTCCGGGACCGTCACCGTCAACTCCCCGGTGAGCGGCAACGGCGCCGGCACCTTCAATATTGACCCCCGGGACATCTCGGCCGCGACCGCCCTGGGCTGCTGGTGGCCCGTGAATACCGCTCTCCAGGTCCCGGCGACCAATGAGCCCGTTTCGCTGGAGCCGTCCGGCGTTATCGCTGGCGTCATCGGCACCCAGACCGTTTGCGCCAACCTGTTCGGCGCGAACATGAACGTGACGACCGACCAGCAGTTCAACTGGGGCGGACTGAATGGCAACCCTGTGGGCGGCCAGTTCCTCGTCACCGGCCAGCTCGCCTGGAATCCCAGCATCTCGCTCACCACCGCTGCGGGCGGGTCCTACAACACCACCGGCAAGTCGGGCGTGCTGATCGCCGCCGCCACCACCTATTCATCCCTGACCGTCGCCACCTCGGCCCAGCTCACCGCCGCCGCCGCGACCTCCGTCTTCACCTACGCCCAGACGATGCCCTACTTCAGCCTCACCTCCGCCCAGGGCGCCGCCGCCACCGCAAACATCGCTCTGCTCGGAATCTGCTTGGCCTAACCGGTCCTCTGACCTGGAGGACTCATAATGCCAATCCAACTCGCACTGCCGCCCAACCTGATCACGGACAACATGCTCCCCACGCTGCCCGTGGGGTTACTCAAGGCCATCCAGCGCAATGTGGTGACGCCCGTGCTGCTGACGGGGCGCAACCCTGCGGCTGGCACCACCCTGGCCGATCTCTGGGGGTTCCCGGCGACCACGGCCGGCGCCACCCAGTATGTCCGGGCCAACCCGACTGCTGGCTATACCCTGGTGGTCTGCTCGGACAGCACGGCGGACGCATCGGCCGGGACCGGAGCTCAGCAGGTGGCCATCAGCTACCTGGACACGTCCTATCAGCCCCACACCGCCGTCTTTGCCCTCAACGGCCAGACGATGGTTTCCGCTGCGGCCCAGCTGGACGGAGTGACCGGACCTTTCACGATCACCAACTGCCTGCGGAACAACGGGGTCGAAGTGGTCGCCGTTGGGTCCGGTGGCTCCGCTGCTGGAAACATCTACAGCGGCGCAACCCAGACCTTCACGCTTGGCGTCCCGCAGTCTCCGGCTCTGATCTATGACTGCATCCTGGCCGGCGACAACAACGACAGCACCGCTAATTTCACCATTCCGGCCGGCTTCTTCGGGATGATCTTCCAGCTTCTTCCGGCCATCAACGATGTCACCGCGACGGCCAAGTTTGGGAAGATCCGCCTGACCACCACGACCGGGGCCAACGGGATCGCCCTGAAATTCGATGTGGGAGGCGTCAGCTCCAACAACAACCCCGACACCATCAGCCTCGGGTTGCTGCCGATCATCCAGCCGCAGAGCGATATCGACATCCAGGCCATCACTTCCGCGACGACCGAAGTTGGCTGCGCCAACATGCTGGTTCTCTGGCCCTCCATCACGACCTATTAGGGGTGCCGATGTCCGAACATTTCACCCTCGATGACCTGACGCGGAGCCAAACGGCCTCGCGGAAGGGCATTGATAACACGCCTCCCCAACAGGCTATCGACAGCCTCAACCTGCTTTGCAGCACGCTTCTGGAACCAGCACGGGCACTCCTTGGAGTGCCTATTTCCGTTGACTCGGGGTTCCGGTCTGAGGCTTTGAATGAAGCGGTTGGGGGGGCGAAGTCCTCCGCGCACCTAGACGGGCGAGCTGCTGACCTGGTTCCGCAGGGCGTGGTATTGCAAGCCGCATTCGACCTGCTGCGCAAGTCCAGCCTGCCCTATGACCAAGTTATCTTCGAATGCAGGGCCTGGATTCACCTGGCCATTGCCCGCCCCGGCGAAACCCCCCGGCGCATGGCCCTCACCGCTGCCGGTGGCCCTGGCCATTGGTCCTACCAGGAGGTGCAGCCATGAAGCTGCTCAAGCGTTTCTGGGTCGAAGCCGTCCTGGCGCTGATGGTGCTGTCCCTGTTCGCCCTGGCATTCGGCTGTGCCTCCCCGAAGCTGCGGGTTGAGAACACGTCCCTGAAAGTCGAGCTGGCCTACCTCAAGGGGTTCTTGGCCGGCGTTAGCGCTGCTTCCGGCCCGGTTGACGCAGCTCCGCACTCGCGGACCAGTCTGATGGTGCAGAGATGAGGGACGAATGGACCCCGATGATCCCTACGACGAGGACCCGTATGGCGTCCCATTACCGGAGGACCCACGATGGGAATTGACATTACTGGCATCGGCTCTATCGCTGATCTGGCATCCAGTGTAATCGGCAAAATCTGGCCCGACAAAACCCAGGCCGAAAAGGACCAGATGGCTCAGGCCATGGTCATCATCCAGGGCCAGATCGCCGCTCAGCAGTCCCAGATCGACACCAATAAGGTGGAGGCCGCGAGCACCAACCTGTTCGTGTCCGGCTGGCGTCCCTTCGTGGGCTGGGTCTGTGGTTCCGCCTGCGCATGGAACTGGGTGGGCCTGCCCTTGGCGAACTTCATCACCGCCATCCTTCACCGCCCCCTAGCCATGGCGCCAGCCGACCTGACCCAGATGCTTCCCCTCCTGCTCGGGATGCTCGGCATGGGCGCAATCCGAATGACCGAAAAACTCAATGGAGTGGCCGCAAAATGAGCAGCATTTTCCAATACCTCATCGGGATCCTGATCGGCCTCGGCATCGCCGGCATCTGGTGGCTCATCGCCGACCGGAAGGCGATTCGGGCCGAACTCTCCGCACTGAAAGCCAAGGCCGAGGCTGACATCAAGGCGGCCCAGGCTGTGCCCAAGGTCGCCGAAGCGGACGTAAAGGCCATCTTCGCCCAGTTCGCCGCAGACGTGAAGGCCGAAGCCGCGAAGACCGCCGCGACCGTGACCATCACCCCTTCCACGGCGGTTTAACCATGACCCTGGCCAACTGGATTTCCATCGTCCTCGCCCTATCCGCTGCGGTGGGCGTCATCCTGCGCGGTCAGCATTCGCTAATCACCAAGCTCCTGTCGGAAAAGTGGGAGGCCCAGGACCAGCGCTTGACGAAGGTCGAAGACAAGACGGGCACCCACACCGAGGAAATCTACAGCCTCAAAAACCGCGTTTCCCTGGTGGAAAGCGCGTGTTCAATTCGCCACCCCCATAAGGCTCTTTGATGGCCAAGCGCAAGCCGAAGGAAGACCCGGATCTGGCCCTCATCGAGAGGGTCCGGAAGCGTCTGGCCCAGGTCCAGGACGCGGAGGATGAACTGCGGTCCCAGCGCACCGAGGACTTGAAATTCATGGTGGGCGAGCAGTGGCCGAACGAGATCAAGCTTGCGCGGCAGGCCGATCAGCGGCCTTGCATGACCATCAATCGTCTGCCCGCCATCATCAACCTCGTCACGAACGATCAGCGCCAGAACCGGCCAGAGGTCTCCGTTGACCCTGTTGCTGAGGGGGCCACACAGGAGACGGCCGAGGTTTACCAGGGCCTCATCCGGCACATTGCCTATGACTCCCGCGAGGACACCGCGCTGGACACCGCGCACGACTACCAGGTGGCCTGTGGTGACGGGTTCTTCAAGGTGGTCACCGAATACGAGTCCGACGACAGCTTCGACCAGGTCATCAAGGTCAAGTCGGTCACCAACCCGGACTCTGTGTTCCTCGACCCGGCCGGCATCGAGCCTGATGGCTCCGATTGCGACTGGGGCATGGTTGTCGAAGACTTCACTAAGGAAGATTTCGAGCAGAAGTGGCCCAATGCCCAGGTTTCGCAGGGGATCGGCTCGCTGACTGAATATCTCATGAAGGCGCCGGACTGGTTCAAGGGTGCAAACATCCGTGTCGCCGATTACTTCGAGAAGGAATGGAAAGAGAAGACCCTCTACCTCTTGGCCAACGGCGATACGGCCTTTGAGGATGAACTGCCGGCAAAGAAGCCAAAATTCAAGCTCGACAAGGACGGCAACCCGACGAAGCGCAAGGTCCAGGTTCCTACGATCTACTGGTATAAGATTAACGGTATCGAGGTTCTGGAGCGCACCGAATGGGCCGGCCAGTGGATTCCCATTATCCCTGTCCGCGGCCAAGAGTGCATCGTTGACGGCCAGCGCCATCGCTGGGGCCTGATCCGGTTCCTGCGTGACATCCAGCGCCGCTACAACTACCTCCGTAGCCAGGAGGCGGAAATAATCGCCCTGGCGCCCAAGGCCCCCTATGTAGTGGCCGAAGGCCAGCTCGACAACTACCAGGCCGACTGGGAGTCCGCGAACACCCGCAATCACGCCTTCCTGACCTACAACCCCGTGTCGAACGAGGGCTCGCCGCTTCCCGCTCCCCAGCGTCAGGCGTTCACCGCCGAAACGGGGGCCGTGCTCCAGAGCGTCCAGCAGGCGTCGGACGAATTCAAGGAAGTCAGCGGCATCTATCAGGACGAGCTTGGCTCTGGCGGCGACCAGAAGTCCGGCAAGGCCATCCTGGCCCGGCAGACCCAGAGCCAGAGCGCGAACTTCCATCTGGTGGACAACCTCCACAAGTCGCTTCGCCACCTCGGGCGGATCCTGGTTGACCTGATCCCCAAAATTTACGACACGCCCCGCACCGTGCGGATCCTCCATGAAGATGGCGAATCCGAGATGATCGGAATTAACCAAATCTTCACCAAAGAGAACGGCGACAAGGTCCACCACAAAATGGATCAGGGCCGCTATGACGTGATCGTGCATTCCGGGCCGTCCTACTCCAGCAAGCGCCAGGAATCCGCCACGTGGCTCCAGGAAGTGCTTCGCGGCAATCCCCAGCTCATGCAGTTGGTGGGGGACATCATGTTCCGCAATCTGGACCTTCCTGGCGCCCAGGAAGTTGCCGACCGGCTGAAGAAGATGCTTCCGCCCCAACTCCAGGACAACCAGGGCAAGCCGGACCCCCAGCAGCTTCAGGCCCAGATCGCACAGTCCGGGCAGGTGATTCATCACCTCATGGACGTGGCCGACGCCCTGAAGCAAAAGATCGAATCCAAACAGACCGAAACGGACGCCCGAATCCAGATGACGGCCATGCAGGAAGAGACGAAGCGTCTCATCGCCTTGTTGACCATCGGCAGCAAATCTGCGGCCCTGGAACTCCAGCACACCATCGGCACCCTCGAATCGCAGGCCGACCGTGACCATGACGTGGCCATGGCCAACCTGCAAGCAAGTCAGGCCCAGCAGCAACAGCAGCAGGGTCAGAACGGCACGGCACCGTCTGCCGGGGGCACTATGCCCGCGCAACCGCTCGACGGCTCACAGGGGCCTAATCCTGGAGGTATGCAGTGAACGACGAACCCACTACCGCTCCGGCAGAAACGCCGGTCCCTGCCACTGAGCCGGTCGCTCAGGTTGAAGAGCCAAAGCTTCTCACTCAAGCCGAGGTTGACCAGGCCATCGAAAAGCGACTGGCCCGGGAACGCAAGAAGTTCGACCGCGAGCTCCAGCAGCGCGACGACGAAAACAGGGCGCTTCGCCAGACCCCGCCTGTCCCCGTGGTGCAGGAAAACGCTCCGGACCCCAACGACCCCAAGTTCCAGAACCCGGCAGACTACTACGCCGCGCTCGCGGAGCACAAGGCGAAGGTGGCCGTCAAGGAAGCCCTGCGGCTGGAAAACGACAGGCGCAGTCAGGAAGACCAGGCCCGCAGGAGCCAGACGGCCAGTGCCGCATGGTCCGAGCGGGAACGCACTGCCATGAAGGACATCGAGGATTACGAGGAAGTCGCGGACTCCGCGATGCTCCAGCGTAATCGTGCGATCACCCCGGCCATGGCAAAGGCCATCTCGGAGTCGGAATTCGGCCCCCAGATGCTCTACCACCTGTGCAAAAACCTCGAAGAAGCGAAAGACTTGGCGGCCATGTCGCCAGAGAAGGCGCTGCTCAAACTCGGCAAGATCGAAGCCCAATTCGAAAAACCCGCAACGCGGCCCACCACCTCCGCGCCCCCGCCGCTCCAGCCTGTTCGGGGCAATGCGCCGGCCGGTTCTGGTGACCCCTCGAAAATGACCGATGCCCAGTATCTCGCTTGGCGGAAGGCGCAGTACCAGGCCAGCCCTGCGAGGGGACGCCGCTAAACCATTCGCCGGTTGAAATCCGGCCCGGAGAAACACAATGGCGAACATCGTTATCACCCACCAGATGATTGCCCGCGAGGCGGCCGGGATGCTCGAAGAGCAGCTGCCGTTTTTGAAGGGCTTGAACCGCAGCCGCGAAAAGGCCATCGGCCGGGACGTTGACGGCTACAGCGAAGGCGCGACGGTCAAGATCAAGATCCCCCCTGCGAGCGCGATCTACAACGGCGCGATTTTCGCTGGTGGTGGCAGTGCTCCTGACCAGAAGGAAACCTTCGCCAGCCTGACCGTCAACTCCCGCAAGCACGTGGCCCTGATGTTCTCGGCCGCTGAACGAGCCCTGGAACTGACCGATTTCAAGGAAAGGTTCCTGCGCCCCGCCATCAGCACCCTGGCTTCCGGCGTCCATGCCGATCTGCTCAACCAGGCGCTCTGGTGGACCCCTCAGGTCGTCGGCACCGCTGGAGCCGTCCCCTCGTCCAGCGTGACCTATTCCTCCGGCCGCGTGTGGCTGGAAAAGATGCTGGCCCCCGAGGAACCCCGCATGGCGATCTGGTCGTCTGACGCCCAGTCCGCCCTGATCGACGCCAGCAAGGTGCTGTTCAATCCCTCGCGGCTCCTGGCCGAAAGCTACCTCAAGGGCAGCTGCGGCGAGTTCATGGGCTTCGAGTTCTTCGAATCCCAGGCGACCCCCTACCTGACCAACGGCACCCAGACCCTGACCGGCCTGACCGTTTCCACCACTGCCGGCCAGTCGGGTTCCGTGCTGTACATCGCTGGTGCCACCATCGGCAACACCATCGCTGCTGGTGCCATTTTCACTATCGCCAACGTTTACGCCGTCCACCCGCTGCTGGGCTTCGCCTACGGCACCACCCTGCGCCAGTTCGTGGTGACCGCGCCCGTCACTGTCACCAGCACCACCCAGCAGCCGATCCCGGTCTACCCGCCGATCACCACCGCCGCCCCCGACATTCCGTTCTGCTCGGCCCTGCCCGCCGCTTCCGCCGCCCTGACCTTCTGGGGCTCCGCGAACACCGCCTACCGGCAGAACCTGCTGTTCCAGCGCGATGCCTACGCTGCGGCATTCGTGCCCCTGCCTGTCATCGCCGGATGCGAGGGCTATACCTTCGACTCCGACGAAATGGCGGTCCGCGTCATGACCGGCGGCAACATCCTGAACGACACCGAAGTGACCCGCATCGACGTGCTGTATGGCCTCGTCGGCGTCCGGGGCTACCACGCCTGCCGCGTGTCGGAGTAGACAATGGCTGACTACCCCAAGATGATCTACAAGGATTTCGCGGCCAACCCCGGGGAATACCTGATCGTCCAGAACGCGTCCGAGGAAACCCGGGCGCGGAAAAAGGGGTGGCGGAACTGGGATGAAGGGGCCGTAGTCGTGGCCCCCACCCCGGCTCCTGACCCTGTGGCGGAAGTTTCTTTCACCCCTGCCGACCCGGCTGCACCAGAACCCGCCGCCGAACCCCCCGTGGGAGCGTAAATGAAAACCAAAATGGGTCCGCCCAATCCCGGAAAAATCAAGCCGGGGAAGATCCCCCAGGCTGCGGCCAAGGATAAGGCCGTGCCTCGTCCGAAGTCCCTTGGGATTTCGGCCCCAGCCTTGGCCGGTACCGTAGGGGATGGTTCGACTATCCGCATCGAGAAGATCGAAAACGGGTATCTCCTCCATCACTCGAATGAGGGTCCGAAGGGGGATTACCAGCGAAAAACGGTCTTCCACCCCTCCAAGCCAAGTATCAATGTGGCGACCCCGAAACTCCCCAAGAAAAGGACGTGACCGATGCCCGCAAAGTCCAAGGCCCAACTCCGATGGGTGAACAGTCCCGCTGGTCATAAAGCCTTGGGCAATGCGGGCGTAAAGGAATGGGATTCAGCATCAAAAGGGCTCAAGTTGCCCGAAAAGGCGAAAACCGTGAAGAAACAGAAGGAAATCGGAATTCCGAAGGGCGCACCCGCTTCTGTGAAGCGCAAGGATGATGCCTATGACAAGAAACACGCCCTCAAGGAAGGCTCTAAGGCCGACCTAAAGGCTGATCGGAAGCTCATGAAGGCTTCCAAGAAAGGGAAGAAGTGATGGCCAAGAAGACCTACACCCAGGGCTACTCCGGCAAGAAGATCGACATGGAAGATGACGAGATCCCGGGCGTTCCGATGCTCGGCAAACCCGGCATTCACCACGATCCCGAGCTGGCCAAGCGCGACACGGGCCGCATCGCCAAGGCGGTCGCCGGCCCGCACCAGCACCACTCGTCCAAGAATTACAAGGGCTAGCCATGCGCGATGAGACCTGGGCCAAAAAGCGGAAAGAGCAATACGCCGAAACCAGGAAACCCGTTGCTCCGCTGGGGACGAACCCCAGAAGCACGCCCCCGGCGGTTGTCAAGGCCACTCCCAAGAAAGGCAAGTGAAGTATGAAAGTCCTGGACCTGATTGACCGAGCGTATCGCATCATCGGCGTGTTGGCCGAAGGCGAGACGCCCACCCCTCAGCAGGCCCAGGACGCTTTCAACGTCATCAACGTGATGTTGGACGAGTGGAACACCCAGGAAGGTATGAGCGTTTCCAACGTCATGGTTTCGACCCTAATCCAGCCTCCCAGCACGGTCCCCACTGAGGGGTTCAGTGTGACGATTGGGCCGGCCGGAACCATCGTGGTCCCCACCCGCCCGGTTGGCATTGCCGTGGCGACCCTCACCATGCCGTCCACGGCAAGTGCGGGAACCATCGATTACCCACTCCAGATCCTCTCCGTTGAGGAATGGAATTCTATCACCCTGAAGCAGACCCAGACCAACATTCCCCGTGGAATTTACTTCGACCAGCAGTTCCCCACCGGGAACATCTCTTTCTGGCCTTGCCCATCGGTCAATGTAACCCTGAACCTGACCTACTGGAGCCAGGCAGCGGCTTTCGCAACCATCAACGATGTGGTCAACCTCCCGCCCGGGTGGATGAAGGCGATCATCTACAACCTGGCAGTGGAGTTGTCCCACGAATTCCCTGGATGCCCAATCGGCCAGACGGTCCTTTCGACTGCCCTGGGCGCTCGTGCTGCCATTAAGCGGTCGAATCACCGCGTGCATTACCTCGGGTGTGACGCCGCGATCCTGGGACAGCCCCCCATCGGCTATTCCCTGGCCGACTTCCTGGCGGGGAGGTAGACATGGGCCTAACCCGCATCCCAGGGTTCATTTCGGGCAGCTACACCCTTCGCCAGTGGCAGGCCGAATGCCAGCGCTGTCTGAACCTGTATCCCGAAATGGACGAGATGGGGACCGCCGCGAACCAGGAGAAGGGGATCCTGACTTCGACTCCCGGCCTGACATTGCTCGGGACCATCGGCACCGGGCCGATTCGTGGCCTGTGGGCTGGATCAGATGGTAATTGCTATTGCGTCAGCGGGAACGGCCTTTATTCGGTTTCCAAAACCTGGAGTGGGACGCTCTTGGGGACCTTGGGGACCACATCAGGACGGGTCCAGATAGCCGATAATGGGGCACAACTCTGCGTTGTGGATAGGCAAGGGTATGTTTGGACTTTCGCCCCCGCTGCCAACACCACCCAGTTTTTGCTATTGGCAGACGTATCTGGCTGGCAGGGGTCCAATGTGGTGGCCTATCTGGACCAGTGGGGCATCTTTGCCGTCCCGGGAACGGCCGAATTCTATACTTCGAATCAGCTTGACTTCACGACATACAATGGGACCAGTGTAGAAACCAGCCCGAACTATGCCTACAAGGCTGGGTTCTCGGATCCCATCGTTTCGATCATGGCGGACCATTCCAACGTCTGGATTTTCGGCAGCCAAACGACTGAAGTTTGGTATGACGCCCAGTCGGCACCCCCGGGGATCGTGCTGTCCCGGATCCCCGGCAGCATCCTGGAAGTCGGGTGCTGCTCTCCGAACAGCCCGCAGCAGGTTATGAATCAGATGTTCTGGCTGGGCGATGGGCGCCATGGACCCGGCGTCGTATGGATGGCCCAAGGCTATGCGGCACCACCGGTTCGGGTGAGCACGCATGCGGTCGAAGAAGAACTGCTGTCCTATGGCTACGCCAACCTCCAACAGGCCACGTCCTGGAGCTATGAGCAGGACGGGCACGGCTTCTACTGCCTAAATATCCCTGGCGCTCCCGTAACCTGGTGCTATGACGTTACGTCCCGACTCTGGCATGAGCGGGCGGCCCTTGTGAACGGCCAGGACTCCAGGCATATTGCCGACTGCCACGCATGGTGGAACGGAACCCATGTGGTGGGTGACTACCAGACGGGCAACCTCTATTCCCTGGACCAGGACAACAACACGGACAACGGGTCCCCCAAGCGCTGGATGCGGCGAACCCCGCACATGGCGGATAACAATCTGACGCTCTATTTCAGCCGCGTCCAACTGGAGATGGAAGTTGGCATCGGCCTTGACGGGTCCGGACAGGGAATCAATCCCCAGGTCATGATGCGCTATAGCAATGACGCCGGCATGACGTGGAGCGCGGAGCGTTGGGCCTCATCCGGCGCAATTGGCGGTTATCTGACCCGGTGCAAGTGGGATCGCTGCGGCAAGAGCCGGAATCGCGTCTGGGAATTCAGCGGGACCGACCCCGTGTCCTGGACGCTGTTTGGGGCAGAGATGCAGACCACACAGGGGTTAGCATGACGTCTATCCCGCCTGTCCCTCTCGGCCCAATAGTGGATCCCAAAACAGGGATCATGAATCAGACGTTCTCCCAATGGCTGGTCCAGAGTATACGCCCAGCTGTAGCAAATTCCCTATCGACTTTCACGTTGACGGGTGACGTTACTGGCTCGGGAGGGTCCAGCTTTGCGACGACGATCTCTGCTGGAGCTGTGACCTTGGGGAAGATGGCAGCACTGCCCCTAACCTCCCTGATCGGGAATAGCTCGGGGTCCGCCGCCACCCCCCAGGCCCTTACTCCAGTCCAGGTCACGGCCATGCTCAATGCCTTCACCCCAACGGCACAGGGACTTGTCAGAGCTTCAGGAGGTGGCACCCTGAACTTTGCCCGTGCCGATGGCGTCTGGGCCGTCCCTCCCGCAGCGGGGCCGGCTGGCGGGGATCTGGTGGGGACCTTCCCGAGCCCGACCGTGGCAGGGCTGCTTGGGTCACCCCTCCCGTCGCTGTCCGTGGGCAACCTCTTCTACAACGGAACCAGCTGGGTAATGTCCACCCCGCTAACCGAGACGGATGGCACCTGGACGCCCACGGTGACGGGCCTGACCATCGTCGGCACGCCGACCTACACCGCGAAATTCAAGCAAATCGGTAACGTGGTGTTCTTCTCTCTCCACATCCAGTCCACCATCAGCACGGCCGCGACCGTGGGCAGCACCACTTTCAGCCTGCCATCGACGCCGGCCGCCGTCACCGTTGTGTACGTGGCAAACAACGTGGTCAGCACGCAGTATGCGAATGGGTTGTGCATTACCAACGGGCTGCTTTACGCGCCGACATGGAGCGCCTCCTCCGACATCGTCATCAGCGGTTTCTATTTCACCACTTGAGAGTGCCCATGATCACGCATCACGTAAGCCAGCATGGATTTGGGGTCGCGGAGGTTCCGGCCGGAAAGATCCGTGCGGCCATTTTCCAGGCCGAAAGGATTATCGCCAGCGTCCCGCCCGGGACCCAGGCTGTGGACTGTTCGCCGACCAAACACCTGTTCGTGCATGGGGTCTATGCCCGCGAAGTTTTCCTCCCGGCTGGGTCCTGGAACACCGGGAAACTCCATACCCATGAGGACCTGTTGATCATCGCCAAGGGCCGCGTGACCTTCTACACCGAAAACGGAGCCACGACCCTGGAGGGACCCTGCATGACCACTGTCAAGGCCATGACAAAGCCGCTTGTCCATGCCCATGAGGATACCTGGATGTATTCCGCCCATGTGAACCCGAATGGGCACACGGACCCGGATGCCATGGAGCGGGAATTAATTGTTCCCTGTGAGATTGGAGAGGTGCCCAAATGTCTTTCGTAACGGCTGCACTTATCGGCGGGGGCGCCGCACTATTGGGCGGGGTCCTTTCCAGCAATGCCGCCAGCAATGCTGCAGGTGATCAGCTATCAGCCGCGAATAATGCGGATCAGCTTCAGTGGAACATGTATCAGCAGACCCGGACTGACAATCAACCGGCGCTGGATGCTCGGAACAATGCTCTTTCCCAGCTCCAGGGCTCCAATGGGATCGGGAATTTCAATTTCAACGAATATACCGACCCCAGCGCTCAATATGCCATGGGGCAGGGCCAGGACGCCCTTAGTCGGGCCTCCGCGAACAAGGGTGGGATGCTCAGCGGGTCGAACATGGCTTCACTGGACAACTACAGCCAGCAGATGGGGAACCAGGCATACAGCAACGCCTACAACCGATACCAGTCCAACATCGGGAACCTCATGTCTCTGGCCGGCCTGGGCCAGAACGCTGGGGCGCAGACCACCGCCGCAGGGACATCGGCCAGTAATTCGATGGCGAATACACTAACCAGCGCCGGCGCTGCGAGCGCGGCTGGGCAGGTTGGGGTTGCAAACGCCTACACCTCAGGGATCAACGGTGCAGCGAATGCCTATGGGAATTACAACACGCTATCGAATCTCGGGAATAGCTCAAACAACAATTGGGCGGCCCAGAACATCCAGACTTATCCGTCTGGCACGGCTTCCGGCACGGGAGGTGAATTCTAATGGCACTCGATCCCGCAATCGCGCTCCAGGCCGGCCAGGGGGTTACTCCCCTTCAGGATCCCATCCAGCGGGCCTCTCAATTCGCGCAGCTCCAGAATATGCAGCAGCAGAACCAACTGGGCGGAATCCAGGTTCAGCAGGGGCAAATGGGCCTGCACGACCAGCAGGTTCTTTCCCAGCTCATGCAGAGCGGGAAATACAACATGGGCGACCCCAATAGCGTCCGTCAAATGGCGACGGATGCCGGGCAGGCCGGCGCGTCTCCGAATGCAGTCATGGCACTTTCTCAGAAGTCCATCGATCAGCAGCAGAAAATCGCTTCCACTGCTCAAGGGTTCGCCACGGCGGCCCAACGCAACGGCGCCGCAGCCAAGACCGCCCTGGACATGCAGAATGAAAAGGCGACGAAGGCGGGGGTAATCGCCCAGACGATAAATGACCCCCAGCAGGCGCAGCAGGCATTGGCGCAACTGGATGCCCAGTATCCGGTCCCCCAGGGAATGCAAGGATATGTTCCCCTGGCACAGAAATATGGCGACTGGAGCCCACAGAGCAAGGCAATGCTCATCGCAAACGCCACGACCATGAACCAGGCCCATGCCGCAGCCTTCGGCGAGAATAAGGAAACCCCGAACGGATTGGTGAACATCAAAACTCCCATCGACTCATCGCAAAATCCCACGGTCACGCCTATTGGCGCCGCCCCGGCTCAGTCCCCTGTCGCCAAGGCCGCGCTGGATCTCAAAAACGGCCTGATCGACCAGAACACCTACAACTTGATCAAGGCGAAAGAAACCCATATCCCCCCACAGACGACCGTGAATGTGATGCCCGGGGGAGGCGTTCCAGCCCAAGCGGACCAGTTTGGCCAAGATCCGACCAAGCCCTGGCGCAGTAATGCCGGGTTCCAGTCGCTTGCGCAAAAGAATGGGCAATTGGCAACCTCCGTGGACCAATATTTGAATGGGGATTACAAAATCATGGGGGGAAGGAACGCTGCCGTAGACCGACAGATCCAAATGGAAGCGGCGAAGATCGACCCGAACGTGACACAACATGACTATGACATCAAACAAAAAGCATTAGCCGACCCTGCGGTAAATGCGACCAATGCGGCGTTGGGCCATATCGGTGACTTCAAGGGTTTACTCAATCAACTGCCTGCGCAGACACAAGCGAAGATTCTCAATACGCCATTGAATAAACTTGCCCAAGCGTTCACTGACTCGCCATATGCCCAGACCATTTCCGCACTCCAGACTACAGCCCTTTCGCTTTCGGAAGAGTATGGCAAAGCGCTAGGAGCTGGGCAAAACGTTTCTGGCGATCTCAAGAGAGAAAACGTGTTTGATCCGAGCAAGCCAATCGGACAGTTGACTTCCAACCTTTCCGCAGTTGGGCATCTAATGAACCAGACTATCAGCTCCAAGGAAAACATGCTAAACCGGAACAACCCCAACCGGGTGCCGATGAGCCTCCTCGACCCCGGGGCTAGCGATGTGCTAAAGTCCCTGGGCATCAACCATACGCCTGGGAACCGTCCACTGCCGACAGGGATCACTCCGGGCATGGTCCCTAAGCGAAGTGATGGCTCTGTTCTCCCGGATGGGCACTATCACGGCTTCGTGGTCCAGGGCGGCAAAGTAACGAGCGCGGGGTAGACCATGGCAAATCCGTTCGATAACGCCATTCCCGCCCAGGCCGGCGCCAATCCTTTCGACGCCGCCCAGCTGGTCCAGCCTTCTGAGTGGCAATCCCAGGTCAAGCCCGTGACCACATTCAACGGCAAGCCGAGCGTCCAGCGCCCCGATGGAGGCGTCTGGTATGGCCCTGATCAGGGGAATGCCGGGAAGCCTGGATGGTTCGATGCCGTAGGCCGCCGAATGGGGCTCACCAACGGGCAGGATACCGCTCCTCCCAGCACATCCGTTGGCGGACTGGCTGGAGCTGGCGTAAGGGGCTTGGCCCCGGTTACGGCAGGTGCCGCTCTTGGCGCAGCGGTTGGCGCGCCCTTTGCCGGCGTAGGTGCCATACCTGGTGCTGCGGCCGGTGCTGCGGCAGTGGGTGGCGCACAGCTCGTTGGCGACCCCCTCGTTAGTGGCATCAACCGCATGTTCGGGACCAAATATCAGATGCCGACAGAGGCAGTCCAGCATCTGCTTACCAGCCTTGGAGTCCCGGAGCCCAAAACGACCGCTGAGCGCATGGTCCAAGCGGGTGTTTCAACGATGGCCGGCGCTGGTGGCCAAATCGGGCTCGGTCGATCACTCGCTGGCCAGGGTTTCTCTCCAGCGGCACAAACCGTTGGGAAGGCATTGTCATCTCAGCCCGCTGTCCAACTTGCCGGTGCAGCCGGGGGCGGCGTTGCGTCACAAGGAGCAGCAGAGGCTGGAGGGGGTCCCCTGGCCCAGATGGGGGCTGGCCTGGCTGGGTCAGTGATCGCTGGCGCTCCCTTCGCGGCTCGCATACCCAAAATATCCTCATCCCCCATCGGGGCATCACCCATGGAGCCCACGGCGGCAGAACATCCGACCGCCCCGGTTACGGCCCCTGTGTCGGCCGAAATCTCTCCAACAGACCTCGGGACACTCATCAAAAAGGCATCGTTAGGGTCTGGCACTGCCGCCACCGCCGCAAAGCAGCAGATCGCAGATATGGCATCGTATAATCCCAAAGCCGCAGCCTCAGCTACCAGACTCGGGATTGAGCTTCCCCAGGATGTATTCGCGGATAATCCCCAGATCCGAGCTGCCGTAGGGCTTACCCGATCCGCTGCCGGGAGCGCCGCTGAAGCTGGGTGGCGGAATACCTTCTCAAACGCCATAGACCAGGCCGACCAAGTTACCAAGGATGCCCTGGGCGCAACCTATGAAGGGGGCACGGTAAGCCCTGGAGTTGTATCCCAAAAGGTAAGAGACAGGCTAGTCTCAACCCGTCAAATGATGGACGATGAAGCCAGTAAGCTCTATCAAACGGTTGATGAAGGTGTCCCTCGGACATCCCCCGCCATTACCGATAACCTGGCTGCGCTCTTGCAAAAAAACCTCGATGAGGTTGGCACCAATGGCCTTACCACCCAGGAAAGACGATTGATGGGCATGGTAAATGACCCCGATGGCGTTACCTATGGGCGGATAATCCGGGAAAAGAGCCTCATCGGTAAGGCCATCGCGGGAAAGGATTCAACCTACGGGAACATGGATGCAGGAACGCTAAAACAACTTTATGGAGCGCTAGCAGAAGACCAATTAGCGACTGTTTCAAACGTGGGTTCCCCGGAACTCGAACAGCAACTTCGTTCCGCTAACCTCCTGACGGCCAAACATAAAGCGCTTGGGGATCTCATTGTTTCCAACTTTGGTGACAATGTGAATGGGGATCTCGCCGGGAAGATGCGGGCGGCAATATCCGGGTCAAGCAAGGGGGGTTCTGCTGATTTCGAGAACCTCATGGAGATTGTCCCGGATGACCTCAAAAAAGAGGTTGTATCAACCGCTCTTGCGGCGGCAACCCGCTCCATGCGTGGGGCAGAGCGGGGAGGGTTCGGCTTCTCCGAGTTTGCCAAAACCTACCAGGGCTTGAAGGCCAATGCCCCGGTATATCAGCAGATCGTGGATGCTATCGGGCCTGAATCCAGCCAGATTATGGATGACCTTTACGAGGTGTCAAAGCGGGCCACTGAAGCTCGCGCCAATGTCCTAACAACAGGGAAGGCGAACCAAGGGATAATTAATTCCATAAATGCAGAAGGACTTGTCTCAAAGGTGCTCCAGAGCACCGCGACGAAGGGTGTTGCCACTGGGGTATCCGCTCTTGGGGGTGGCCCCGTAGCCGCTGGTGTCACTGGGTCTTTGATGAGCGCCATTTCGGGGGGGAAGAAAAATGCCGTGGCTGCGGCTGGCGAGATGTTCAATAGCCCCGAATTCCAGAGCCTTCTCACTGAATCAGCAACCAAGCCAGCCGTTAGCATCCCAACCTCAAACGCATTGATTAAGAGCCAAGCGTTTCAGGACTTTGCTAAAACAGTCGGCCTCCCAACGGGGAAGGTTGACCAATTTAATTGGGTAATGAATGCCCTAAGATCCAAGAACAATGCTCAGGAGCCCAACCAGTGACCAGTGCCCTTCTCCCCCCCCAGATCGTATTCAATTGGCCTTCCTGCCCCCTCGGGTATCTATATTTCTACCAGGCCGGGACCACGACGCCACAGGCCGCATACTCGGATGCCACGGGGACCGTCCCGCTTGCGAACCCCCTTCAACTCGATGGCAACGGGCAGACCTCGTTTTGGCTCAAATCGGGCCTCACTTACAAAATCAACCTCACGGACGCCAACGGGGTTCAGCAGGCGAATTGGCCCCGGGATGGCATCCTCGCCGACCCGGGCGCGGCCTTCACCGCCTGGCAGGGGAATCTTGCCGGCAGTGGGGGCGCAGCCCAGATCGGGGATGCCCTGTCCGGATCTGGTGCGGTCGTCCTCACTCAGCACCAGCTGAACAGCCGGGAGGTGACGGTGCTGCAGTTCGGGGGCGATCCCACCGGGGTGGCCGACAGCACCGCGGCCTTCAACGCGGCGATCGCCTTCCTGGTCACCCTGGGAGTAGGGGCAGGCGGGGCTTCATCCATGAATTACACCGGGGGCGTTCTCCGGATGGGGTCCCAAGGCGCCACCTTCAAGGTCCTGGGCACCGTCCTGGTGCCTTCCGGCCTGGAGATCGACCTCCAGGGCTGCGATATTGTCGGTCCGGGCCACTCCACGGTGGGCGCCACCTTCCAGAGCGCCTACCTGAATGGGAGCGTGCTGACCACCAACCAGGTCGGCGGGGCAACCCCCTGGAGCACCGCCCAGACCACCACCCCGCCCTCCTACGTGGGGGCCATCAAGATCCACAACGGCAGCTTCAGTGAGTGCTACTGCGCCCTCTCCCTCTGGGGTTGCCTGGACACCTGCGTCTTCGACACCCTGAAGTTCTACAACTGCACTTACAGTATCTACGCCTACCAGTGCTTCTATGCCTGCTTCCACAACATGATGACCCGATGCGCCTCCGGCTGGATCAGCTCCGGACCCACCAATGGCGCCTACCACTTCGAAGGGGCGGTCAACGTCCAAGAGATGGACTCCCTGTTTTGTAGTGGCCGCATCTTGGGGTATGAGTTCTGGAGTTCGGGCCAGGGAATCTGCATCAGCCTGCGGAATTGTTCCTGTGAACAGGGCGTGAACGGCTTCTTCTTCTCCGGGGTGTCTCAGAAGGTATCATTTAGGGACTGCTACATCGAGGGGATGTCGGGCCTGATTTTTGACTTCACCCACCAGGGAGTATCGGCCCCCATCTACACCCTGGACATCGACGACTGCTACTTCAACTACTGCCTCGGCACCATCCTGAACGCCATCTGGCTTCCAAACCTGCGCTGGGGGAAGTGCAATTCCATTGCAGGTTCTCCGCTCCCAGCGGCCATCGCCTACCTGAACGACAACACGACCAGCGGCGGCGAGGTGAACGTCCAGGATTCCCAGATCTTTGATAACATCGGCGGCATCGGCACCATCAGCATCACCGCCGGGGTGGCGACCGTGAGTGGCTACACCCAAACCGGCATCCAGCAGGGGACCTCTTTCTATGGCCCGAACCTGACCTCCCTGGTGACCGTCTCCGGTATGACGGGCACGGGCACGGGTGGCAACGGCACCTATCCGGTCACCGGGATGACCACCGCCGCCAGCGGTGCCCTCGGCATCGCCCTCATGCCCACCGCGCCCCCGATGTTCACGTTCAACCCGGCCGGCCAGACCACCAAGATGGTCGTCAAGGGGCGCAGCCTTATCAACAGCGTCACGAACAACAACCAGGTGGAGGTTGCGGCCAACTCCCCGGGCCTGACGAATGCCCCTATTCCGTTCAACTTCTTCGGGCTGTCGGGTTATGTCCCGGGCGCCATCCCCTTCTGTTCCCAGTACACCACTGGAAGCGGTACTTCCCGGTCAGTGGTGATCGATACGAGGATTCCCTTTTCATTGCCCAATGGGAACCCGGACAAATATTTGATGGGGATCTTTAATCTAACCTTTACCGGCACCGACAATCTCTACCCTGCCACCGGGACCTTGATGGGCCGGTTCAGCGCCACCAACGCGGTGATCGATACCCCCACCAGCGGGTATACAGTGGCCGTGTCGAATTTCAGTGGGTTCGTCCGGCTGACCATCACCGGATCCGCCTTCGGGGCATCAGGCACCGTAGCCTACGCCGAAGGTATCGTGAAGATTCTTTCGTGATGGCCAAGCACAAAGAGGAACCGGCCCGGTTGCTGACCCGGGCCGAGCAGCACGCCGCAGCCATCCAGGCCCGGATGGTGGAGCGGGTGTGGAAATCGCGCCAGGCGGAGGCAGCCTACGAAGCCACGCTTGACCCACGGCAATTCCAGGCATAACGCAAAATCCCCCGTGATGAGCGGGGGATTCGTTGTGCGGGGCTCCCCGCGGGGTGGGTTAGGGGTGGAGGGCTTCGGTCGCAATGGTGTAGATCCAGGCGGCATCGGAATTCTCGAACCTGACCCACCTGGGGTCACTGATGATCTGGTCCAGGGCCTCCCGGCAGCACTCCAGTTCCGCGACCCTGGCTTCTGCCTTGACCGCCCTGGATTCAAGTTCCAGAACTAGATCGTTGTTGTAGTTGCTCAAGGGTTCCTCCTTTTTGACAGAATTAATAGCGGTTGAAGATCCAAACCCAGCCAAGGCTGAGTTGCCAGATTTCTCCGTCATAGTAGGTGCGGTCGATCCAGAGCCGGAAGTCCCTGCGGAACCCCACCTTCCATTCGCCGCGCAGCATGTAGTAGAGGGTTTTCACTGGCAGTCTCCTGGACAGGCTCACGCCTGGGTATGGGTGAAGATGCAGGTTCCGGCCGGGATGATGTTGCCGGTGGCGGGGAACAGGAGATACATGATCCGGACGGGTCCATAGGTCTTGCCGGTCGGCATGTGCCCCTCGTCGTCCGTCACCTGGTAGAATTTCTCGGCAGTCCCCCAAGTAGAGGGTGGCGCTCCCAATTTCAACTCGTTCAAAGGTCATGGTCGGCTTTCGGAAGGGTGCGGAGGATGGACAAGATCAGGCAATTTGCCGGGACTTCGGTTCGGAATCCTTCTCGATGGTCTTCTTGAAATACATGCGCCCTGCGGTGTGGTAGACCACGATCCCTTCAGGCTTCATGAACCCCGGCGCGGCTTTGCTCCCGTTCGCCTTGAGTCCTTCCAGCGCAGCCGTCACGGCATCATTAATGAAGTCGCCCCGGTAGAGGGTCGGTACCACACAGCAGCAAGCGGGGCGGTCCTCACTATCCCAGCGGGACACGTTGAACAAGCTGAATCGTTTCTCGGTCATCCCATACTTACGCTGGATGCCAGCGCCCCACCACTCCCCGTAGTGACGACCCTCGCCAAGATGGAGTAGTTCCTCCCGGTGCTCCATACCCCAGCGGGCGAAGCCGTAGTTGTCATCCTCGGGAGTGATCCAGCGGGTGCGGGAGCCAAAGTGGATCTGCCCGTCCTCGGTGATGTAGACCTGGGCGTTGGTGCCGTCGATTTTTTCTGTGATTATTGCCTCTCTGGATAATCTAGCTATTTTAGGGAACTCTTGGAATTCCATTTTTGCCACCTCCGGTTCTTCGGTTTCTGGTCCTGATCCTATGGCAGTTAGCACACACAAGATCGCATTTCGCTATTTCTTGTTCAATAAGAGATCTCCCATAATGATGAGCAAACATTGAGCCGATGTTGAATTCTTTAGGGTCATCCCCCCTGTGGTCAAAGTCCATGCAGCACACGGGGAATGAATTGCCACAGTCATGGCATGGTTTAGATTTTAGTTCAATCATCCATGCCCTTAACTCTAATGATTTGGGGCTTTTATCCAACCAGGATCCGTCTTCTTTGTATCTTTTGGCCCTATATTTGCGGACATTTGCATTTAGCTTTTCGCGGTTGTTTGTAACCCAATGCCCCATCCTGCACTTATCGGAGCAAAATCTGGGGGCCTGGCCACGATATTGACGGGTGGCTACAGTCTGGCAGTTGGGGCACTTCAGGGTAATTTCCATAACACAAGTATGGACCAAATGCCCAAGATATCAAGAAGGTGGCTTCTCAGTGATGACGCACTCCCGGCTCAGTCGAGCGATCTTGGGAAATTCGAGAAATTCCATATGACCTCCTTGGTTCGTGGATTTGGACATTCGCTAAATGAAGTCGGGGTTGCGGGTGAGCGTGAGGGTGTGTTCCGTGTGGGCCTTGACACGGATCTTGAGGAATCCGTCTTTGGCCTCGATCACATCGGAAGCCTTCGGGAATTCCATGCGCCACCTCGGTTCAGATGGGATTTCCCAGATGAGATACCCTCCGCCGACCTTCTGGACTCGCCGCTCTCCGTTGGCCCTGGTGCTGTAGGTGTTCTCGGCTTGCCAGAACTGGCCCGCCTTGAACATGGCTTTGATTTCCTTGAGATTCACTGGATGCCTTTCAGGTGGGCCGGAAGGGTCCGGCAGATGGACATTCCGTTACCGGCAGAGGTAGGGGACGATTGCGTTTGGGGGATCGAGGTATGTCACCTCCCACACGGCATGGATTCGGATCGACCGTTTCGCGCCGTCGAGGCGAACCCGGAGGTGGCAATCGACAGATCCCACGATGGTCCCGAGATCGTTGCCGAATTTGATCCGCCCGCCACGTTTGGCAGGGACGCCGTAGTAGTTCCGGATGTAATTCATGCTCATGATTTCCTCGGTTCCAGGGCTGCGCCTGGACATCAGCCCTGGTAGATGGACCAGGACTCGGGTTGGGGTTTGATCGGGTCTTCGAAGCCGTGTCCAGGCTCGCCGGACCACTCGAAGATGCCGCGGTCAACATTCCACCAGGCGATTACCCCTTGTGGCTCGATTCGGCACCAACATGAGGTTTCTGGGACTCGCTCCAGCATGGTTCGTCCTCCTGGACAGGATTGGATTAGAAATAATTCATTATCGTTGGTGCGCGGGTGGTGGGAGGGGCAATCTCAAAAGTCATGCGAGCGCCTCCAGGGGTAGGCGACCCCCAGCCGCTCATAGACGAGGGCCAGGAGGTCCAGTTCGTTGCCATAGCGGGCCTCAAACTCTTTGCTGCCCATGTGGACATGCACGCCGTTCCAATGGTGCCGTCCGGAGCAGAGGGGGATGGTGGTCCAGGCATCTCCCTTTTGGGACGCTCCCAGGGGCTGGCCCGTGATGGGGTCCCGCTTGATATGGTGGGCCTCGCTGGGGCTCGTCTGGGCCTCTCCGCGCATATCACATACGATGCATGGGAGCGATTTGACGCGGCCCATGTGTTCGATCTCAGCGGGTGAAGGGCGGTGCTTCATGCCGGCGCCAGAACGTGGCGACCGACGCACCGGGCCGTCTGGCTGGGGAACTCGCGCTTTCCCTGGCACACCGGGCATTCCGTCCAGTGGTAGGTCGCATCTTTGCTCTGCGCCCCCCAAGGGATGGCATCCCAACCGCCCTCGCCATCGCAGCGTGTGCATCTCTGGGCGTGGGGGAATTCTGGCCGGCCGTCGAACACGGCCCAGGTGTGTTTCTCGGTGGGGGTGATCTGCGGAATGTTCATGCAGGGTTCCTCGCGTAGGCAGCGGCCAGAGCCGCGGTTTCTGGATTGAGATGGGGTGGCACTTCCTTGATGTGGGAGGCCCGGAATGCCAGGAACCGGTTGCGCCACGTGCCGTAGGACAGGTCGGGGAGGCCAATGCCGTTCCAGCGATCCACCATCAGGGCCTCGGCATCTCGCTCGCTCATCCCAGATTCCAAAAGGCGTTCGGTCATGTCCTCGCATTCAGCCTTCGCTGCTGCGCGTTCTTCATCCGTCCAGACGGTTTCGAGATCTCCGTCCTCGTTGAGGGTCTTCCTGGGCATGTCCGTTTCGGGGGGGAGCTCATCGCCCGGGCGCACCAGGGTCGGCGGCACCAGGGCCGGCGGCTCCAGCTCGTAGTCGCCGGCCTCGGCCCGGGCCTGGATCTCCAGCGCCCTTGCCAGTTCTGGGCTCTTGCGGAGGTACTTGGACAGGCGACGAACGGCTGTTTTCCGCCCCATCTCACCCTCATCCGTCTTCCAGGGGCTGAAGCCCTCCTTGTCCTTGGACCGGTCGCGGATGGCTTCAATTTCGTGCCAGGGCATCACCTCAAACTGGCAGGTCCCATCCGGAAAGAAAGCCACGGCATAGACGGCCACGATGGCCCCACGGTCCTTCTCCCATGTGGGCCGATGGGTGATGTGTGGGTTTGTCCCCTGTTCCACCTCAAAGGTGATGTCCTTGGCGTAGACGAGGCGCGCCTCCACGTTGCGGACCTGGCCAGAGTCGCACACCAACTTGATGAGGCCCTGGTAGCCGGGCAGGAATGTAGCCTCGGTGCTCTTGGTGTTCTTGTTCCATCGGGGGATGAGGTAAGCCTCGTTCTTTCCGCTGCACACCTCCAGGCCCAGCTCTGCGGCCTGCATCGTAGCCCGCAGGATCGAAAGTGGGGTGCATTTCAGGAGCGCGGGCTCCCGGCTCGCCGCTGCGCAGACCAGCCGCACCATGCGATCCGGAGTGATGACCCGGTTGGCCACGCTCTGGATGGCATCCAGGTGTTTTCCCAGATAGTTCTTGAGGCGGTCAGGCGTTGGTGTTCGCAACTCGGCGTTCATGGTCATCTCCTTCCGTGGGGAATAGCGGGCGGAGGCCCTGCGCTCTGGCTTTGGCCTCCGTGAATTTGTCGATGGCTACCTGATCTGCGAGATTCCACATGTCGCGCAGATCGATCCACTCGCCTTCTTCGCCGCGTTCGTGGCATTGCTGGGCGAGTCGGTGCCAGATCATGAGACGTTCTGCGAGCGATTCGGCTGCATCTTGAAGCGGTGTCATACCGGGCTCCAGGCTAGGACGGATCCGGACCACTCGTCAGCGCGTCCAGTTCCGTATTGATGTCCTGGATCAGGCTGGCGTTGTCGATCGCTTTGACGATCGCCTTTTTCAACGCTTCCAGCTTCATGGTGATCACGATTGCGTCCCCCTGGGGCAGCTCGCCGGTGAGGACCAGGTGATTCAGCACGTCCACCGGGCAATCCTCAACCCAGCGCCAGTCGGACCCGCAGCAGTCCGCCACGTGGGCGTAGACCACCAGTGCCCGGCCGTCTTTGGGGGGCGTCTGGCCGAAATCCGTGTGTTCATCGATCTTTGCGACGTATCGGGTGATTCCCATTGTCACACCTCTTCTTGCTTGCTGGGTTTGAGTGCGGCCGCGTCCTCCCGGGCCACGCGGAACTGCGCGATGGCTGCGTTGTATTCGGCAAGAAAGCGGGGATTGTCTGCGTGTTCCTGACTGACCCTGGCCACAAAATCCTCCAGGGATCCACCCTGGTAGTAGCGCCAGCAGCCGCACTGCACGCGGTCCTCGTCGACCCAGTAGGTGGTGGTCGCGCGCCGGCTGCCGATGGGGCCAACCTGGAGGACATTGATTCCTTTGGCACCGCTCAGGCAGGCACCGATCAGGTAGGCACCACTCAGGTAGGCGTCGCACAGGTAGGCACCGCTCAGGTGGGCACCGTTCAGGTCGGCGCCGATCAGGTCGGCGCCACACAGGTTGGCGTCGCGCAGGTTGGCGTCGCGCAGGTCGGCACGGCTCAGGTGGGCGTCGCGCAGGTCGGCACGGTTCAGGTTGGCGCCGATCAGGTCGGCATCGATCAGGTAGGCACGGCTCAGGTCGGCGTCGCACAGGTTGGCACCGCTCAGGTGGGCACCGTTCAGGTCGGCATCGATCAGGTTGGCACCACTCAGGTCGGCGTCGCACAGGTCGGCGCCACACAGGTCGGCGTCGCGCAGGTTGGCACCGCTCAGGTTGGCACCGCTCAGGTTGGCACGGACGCCGCCATTGGCACCGGCCAGCCACAGGGCATGCAGGCGGATAACCTCTTTCAGTTCGTCGGGGCTGTAGGTCTTCATGGTGGAGCTCCTGGGGTCAAAACCCCATGTAATTGGGGATGGGTGAATTAGCGATGATGCCCCATGCGATGGCGGCACCTACGATGATCAGGATGATTCGGATGTATTCGCCTACCTCCGTCAAGAGGTGGGCATGGTCTACATAGACACGCATGGTCACAGGTTGTATGCCTCCGCCTCTGCCTTGGTCAGGAAGAAATGGATGCCATTGGAACAGGTATCCCATCGGTTGTCATTCCAAGAGTCTGCCGTGACGCGCTGGCCGGCTCGATAGATTGTCCTGGGGGTACGGTCCGAGTAGCATTCTTCGGCTCCGATCACCTCCAGCACATTCACAAACTCGGCCCGACATTTCCGCTCTGCGCCATGGGATCGCCGGGCATCTTCCGGGACCAACAGTTTAACGATGACATCACCACTGACGGAGTGACACTTCTTCCAGGCCCAGAACGGCCCGGTCGGCGGGATATGCATCCCCATTGCTAGCGCGAGATCCGCTCCCTTGGCACCGCACAGGTTGGCACCGTTCAGGTAGGCACGGTTCAGGTCGGCACGGTTCAGGTCGGCACGGTTCAGGTCGGCACGGTTCAGGTCGGCACGGCCCAGGTTGGCACCGCTAAGGTTGGCACCGCTAAGGTTGGCATCACCCAGGCAGGCACCACTAAGGTAGGCGTCGCGCAGGTTGGCGTCGCGCAGGTCGGCACCGCTAAGGTTGGCACCGCGCAGGTTGGCACCACTCAGGTTGGCATCACCCAGGCAGGCACCGCGCAGGTCGGCGTCGCGCAGGTCGGCGTCGCGCAGGTTGGCCCAGCTCAGGTCGGCACGGCTCAGGTCGGCGTCGATCAGGTCGGCACGGCTCAGGTCGGCACGGCTCAGGTCGGCACCGCGCAGGTTGGCACGGACGCCGCCATCAGCATCGGCCAGCCACAGTGCATGCAGGCGGATAACCCCTTTCAGTTCGTCGGGGCTGTAGGTCTTCATGGTGGAGCTCCTGGGGTCAAAACCCCATGTAATTGGGGATGGGTGAATTAGCGATGATGCCCCATGCGATGGCGGCACCTA